ATATAATGATTTACCAACATTAATAAACATAATATATTATAATATATAATATTTTATAATATATAATATATAATATTTTATAATATATTATGTATTAATAAAATTGATTAGTTATAAATATATTAGTATTAATAATATTACTACTAATTATGGAACATCAAGATTGGAATGCTGTTGCTTTAAATGCTAAAAAGAGTGTTAAATTTGAAAGCTCTATTCCACATAAGCCTAAGCCTATTGTAGTTAAGCAACTAGTTAGCAATGAGCCTCTTGGAAAGTTAATTGCTCAATCGCGATTAACATTAAATAAGGACCAGAAACAATTTGCTGCATTATTGGGAGTTTCACAACAAATGCTGTCTAGGTGGGAATGCAATAAAGAGCTACCTAGTAATGCACAAATTGCATTAATTGAGAAAACTACTAAAGTTAAACTGCCTAGGTGTAAAAAGGTTCAAGTAGTTGAAGAATAAATAATGTAAATATTGTAAATATTGTAAATAATAGATTTATTTTTTTTCTAATAAAATTGAAGATTTATTTAACAATAAAAATATATATAAAACAATAATGGAGCTAACAATAACAAAACCTTTTATAAAATGGGTTGGAGGAAAGACACAAATAATCAATGAAATAATAGAGCTTTTTCCAAATACTATGAATAACTATTATGAGCCATTTTTAGGAGGTGGTAGTGTTCTTCTTGCTTTACTCACATATAAAGCGCGTGGTAATATAAAAATAAATGGCTCTATTTATGCTAGTGATTTAAACTCAAATCTTATAGGGTTGTATAAAAATATTCAATCAAATCCAGAATTACTAATAAATGAAGTGAAAAAAATAATACAAGAGTTTGAAAAATGTAAAGGAGCTGATGTAAATCGTAAAGCATCTAATATTGAAGAAGCGTTGAGCTCTCCTGAATCGTATTATTTTTGGATTAGAAAACTATTTAACTCATTATCAAAAGAAGAAAAAACTTCCATAAGTGCTTCTGCTATGTTATTATTTATGAATAAAACATGCTTTCGTGGAATATATCGCGAAGGACCTAACGGATTTAATGTGCCATTTGGAAACTATAAAAATCCATCAATTTTAGATGAAGAGCATATAAGAAATGTATCTAATTTAATAAAAGATGTAATATTTATTAATTGTAATTTTAGCGATGCTTTAAGTAAAATTGGTGATGGTGATTTTGTATATCTCGACCCGCCTTATGCACCGGAAAATAACAAATCATTTGTATCATATACATATGATGGTTTTAATTTAGATAATCATAATATGTTATTTAAAGAATGTAAAGCAATGAAAGAAAAAAATGTTAAAATGTTAATGAGTAACTCAAACGTTCAACTTGTGAAAGATGCTTTTACGTCGCCTACATATAATACAAAAATTATAGTATGCAGAAGAGCAATACATTCCAAAAAACCCAATACACAAACAAATGAAGTTTTAATTAATAATTAATAATTAAGAATTAAGAATTAAGAATTAAGAATTAAAAATTAAGAATTAAGAATTAATAATCATTAAGCCACTCATCAAGTTTAGAATAATAATCATCATCATCTCCAAACAATACAGGAATATTATTTTTTCTATTTGATTCATTAAGAATTTTCCATTTTAAATGGTCTGAATTATATATATTTTTTAGATATGTTGAAATACAAAATGCATATTCTACTTTAAAACTGTTACCCAAACAAGTCGGATACTCCACAAACTTAAAATAAGAACCAAGACATAACTTATCTTCCACACTACCGCTACTGTTTTGGTTTTTCTTTTCCAAAATCTTTACACAAATAGCGCGAGTAATATTATCTATAATAATATATGCCTCATCCACTTCTCTAAAAAGTTCTTTTTGATGAAAATGATACATATAATTTTTAAATCCGTTTTGCTTAACATAATGAATTATATGTGTGGGTGTTAGTTTTTCGAGATAATATCCATATTTTGTCTTTTCCTTTCCACTAATATTTTTACGAATAAATCCATTTGAAATAAGCCGGTGTTCATTATCTGTCTTCATTTCAAAGGCAATACCATTATGATTGGTATTTGAACCGCCTGCACCAGTTCCTTTATTATATGTTTCGGTCATCTATAATATAATGATTCTATAGTGCTTATTTTTAATAAGTCTTCAAATCAATTTTTTAATAGCATTTTTTCTTTTTGATTTTTTCTTTGCATAAGAATAAGGGTCTTTTCTTCTTTTGCGTAATGTTTTACGACGACGACGACCTTGTCCTAAATTTTTTGCTTTTTCAAGTGCTATTAATTTTAATAATTGTGTATATATTATTTCGGCTGTATTAGTTGGAAGATACTTACTGGTTGTTGTAATATTAAATGGTAGTGCTAAGTTGATTTCATTAATCTTAGGTAAAATATCAAGTTCATTAGGAGTAGGAGTAGTAACATCATTGTCTCCGTATAAATCATCATCAGTAATATCATATTTAACCCTAAATTTGTTTAATGCTTCTTGTACGTGATTTTGCAGTTTATTTTTGGTGAGTGCTCTATATTTTTCTTCTAATTTTTTAGATTTTTCTTCAAATGTTCCAGTAACTTTATCATGATAGTCTTGACTAAATTCCATGTACGCATCTTTAAACGTTTTAATCTTAAATACTTTAGCATTATACATAAATATGTGAGTATCATATAGAGGGTTTGTTAATGGAGTAGCTTTAAAGTCATTTAAACTTTCTACAACATTTTGTTTGTCAACTTTAGCAAATGTATTATGGGTCATAGCTTCATAATATGATTCCTTTGTAGTAATGTCTTTCTGCTTTTCTTTAGGATCTTTTTCGTTAGAAATTCCTAATAAAGCTAGTAGCAAATCATCTTTAATCAACTCAACACTAATTGGTTCAATACTATTTGGTCTCGGTTTAATAGTACTTTCTAATAGTCTGTATAAAGCTGTTGTGTCACTAGAAACTTGTATTGGAGGCTTTTCGGCCACACAAAACTGTGGACTATTTTCCGCTAAACAAAATTGAGGAATAGTTTCTTTAGTGCTAATTAATTTTGTTTCGCCATGCCTAACTCTTTGCTCTGCGTTTGTATATGTATCTCTAATACCTCTAACTAATGTGTGTAAATTTTGTTCTACCAAACAAGCTATTACATAAATTTGTATGACACAATTGGAATTATAATGTCTATTACAATGCGTTTGAATAACTTCTAAAGCTTCGCTCATCAAAATTGGACCGCAACTATTAATATTAGTATTAGTATTATTAGCTGGATTATATTTGTAACCTCTTAATTGTTCTTTATAATAGTTGCTGTATTTTGCATCACAATCATAGGCGTGAGCACCCTCTCTTAGGAGTATTGAACTACATTCACAGTTTTTTGTATTTTTAGCATCAATATTATATATAATTTCTTTTCCGAGTGAATCAGTCGTTCTAAGTGCGTATGGAATACAATGTAATATACCCGAATAAAATTCCACAGGAGATTTTTGTTCGGGTGTTAAAAATAGTTCAGGAAATTTGTTTGTTTTTCCAGGTTGGTGACTGAACTTAAAAGCAGGATTAATAGATTTTCTTAGTCTTGTTTTATATTTTTCTGGATATATATCACATAAAAATTCTGCCTCTTCTTCATAATAGGATATACAATTACCTAAATTACCAAATGTATATAGTTCCACATTTTTTGGTATATTAATAGCATGATACTTTTTTGTTATTAATGCGCTATCACTATATCCGAACTCACTTGTAAGAATAGTTCCGTGTGCATTAATTATGTATGTTGCTACTTGTTTTCTTGGAGATTTTGGAGATTGCTCCATATTTTATTATTATTATGTTATAATAATAAAATATTTTTATTTAGTATTTTCTATTTTTTTTGCTCTTATGTTTTTTTGTAAAATTTTTTATATGTTTAGTTTTTTTTGGCTTTTTATATTTTTTACGTAATGTTTTCTTATAAGTATGTCTTAACTTATGCTTATGTCTGCCTCCAACAACCTTTATAAAGCCGATGGGCTGTTCATGTTCACTCAATCTCAATGGTTCTAATATAGTATTCAATTGTTCTGTTATCTCATGTGCAGCATCATAAGGTTGAGCAGATGTTATATTTAATATAATAATTGGTGGAAAAAAATTAGATGTTACGCCGTGTTGTGTAAGATACGTATTTATTAGATGTTGTAACTGCATCATCACGTACCATAATGGGTTGTTTCCAAGTATTTGTCTTGTATAATCAAACATCTTAGATGTTTGTGAGCTTTGTGATATTTTCAAATCCTTATAAATATTAGCTATATTAACAATAAATAATGTATTATTAAACATAAATTTAAAAGTTTTGTCAGATGTAGGTATTAATATAGTTAATTTACTTAACACCTCTTCGGTAACTGTATTATTACTGTCTATTAGTTTTTTTACAGTGTCGGTTCCTAATCTGATTGATTCAGTAAAGTTGATTCCCAATCTAATTGATTTATTGTTACTCTGATATAATGGTGGAAGGTCTGTTAATCGTGAATGGTGTGTTAATTTTCCATCAATATATTCTTGAACCTCTTCTGATACATTTTTAATTGATAAACAAGAATGTAAATAAATTTTAATAGTTACCTCCATGCCATCATTAATTAATTTAGAATGTTCTAAAATTAATTTAATAGCCTCTTCAAGCAATATAGGTCCACACGTTTGGGGGGTTTTTTTTAGCAAATCTTTATAAAATTGAGAATATTTTTTATCACAATTATATCGATTATTTTCTTCCTGAGTTTTTTGTTTATCTTTTAAAATTGCAATTGTTGTGCAATCACAGTCATCACTTTTTTTAGCATCTATATTATAAATAACTTCTGATTTGTCTTCAATTGGATTATTTTTATTACAATATGTAATACCACTATAAAATCTTTTAGAATCATCTAGTTCTGGATATAAAAATATATTTGGAAATTTGGACGGGCCTATACATTTATAACGCGGTTCTTGAACCCTTATTACCTTGTTGATTCCTAGCGATTGTCTTTTAGGACGACATATAAAATCTTGAGCTGTAAAGGCATTATCCCAACAAATAAGATCTACTCCTATTGCTGTATATGTATATAATTCAACATTATTTGGTATATCACAAGTATAATAGTTTGTAATTGGTTTATCAGATTCACTATTGACTGATGAAGGTAATATTCCATGTGTTGAAATGTTATATATGGCTTCTTTTTTTTCTATAGACATATTATATTATTATGTTATAATAATAATATAAAAATAGTAATAATTTACAATTGGAGCAATTTATAGCCATTAGTGGTTTTAGTTATTCTAAATTCTTGGCTTGAACTATGAATTTTATTATGGCAAGTTTCGCATATATTTATTAAATTGGCTTTGTGGTTTTTATTAAACTCACCATTAATAATTCCATCTTTTGCATTTTTCTGGTATTGTAAATGATGGACTTCTGTCCCTTCATTGTTATTACATAATTCACACAGACCTCGCAATTTATTTGCATTATAACGGCTTTTTTTCGCTTCTAATACACTAATATTAGATTTATTATATTTATTTCTAATAGCATATGCTCTCTCAATAAAATCGTCAGGCAAGTCCAGTGATTTACAAACTTCTAGCCCATACATAGACTGTCCCGGTCCTGTACGTAATTTTCTATTATAAATTAGTGTCTTTTGCTCACGGTCAAACAATACACTCATATGATATATTTTCATAGAATCAAGATTTTTCACCTCTTCATATTCTAAAATTTCGTGAAAGTGAGTTGCAAATAAAAAGGTGCTAGCTAAAGTGTGTAATCTCTCTAAACTCGAAACAAAAATGCTTAGTGCAGACGTCGATTCGGTTCCACTACATAATTCATCGCCTAAAATAATGCTTTTACTATTAGCATTTTTCAATATTGTTCGCAATTCGCACATTTCTACAGCAAATGTAGAGAGACCTTTGAAAATATTATCATTACCTAATAGTCGAGTAAATAAATATTCATATGGATAATAAGTAAATTCTTCACATGGCACAAACATACCCGCTTGCGCCATAATAAGCGCAATACCA